AATGTTAAGTGCTTCTTTGCAAACATCATTTTCTACTTCAACATTCGGAGTCGGTATTGTCTTGTGAATTTCTTTATCATACCAACCTAAAATTTTATTTGTATCTTTTTCTAAATGTGCATATTTACTCATGATTTACTCCTTAATGACCTATAGCAAATACTTGACATAGCGTCGTAGTACTTGAACTTATATTTATTCTAACCGTACTTAGCGTAGGGAACACGGTATTATCTATCGCTAAGATACTAGAAGCTGTCCCAGCGTCCGAAACTATTGCAAATAGTCCGGCTGTAGGGAAGGATATTGGTAACGTAATCTCGTCCTGAGTTCCGGTTATTGTTGGATTAGACCACTGTATAATAAGCCCCCCAGGTAACTTTTGAAAACCATGTGCTGCTTTTGAATTTGAAAAGTCTGATATACTAACACCAAGTGCAGCTAAAGCATTTTCCATCTGCAATTTATTTACTGCTTCATCATCAGCTACAGCATTAGCTACCTTAAATTTTTCAGTAGCACTACCATTTTTTAATGCTTTTAAAAGTAATTGTGCTTTCAGCCAAAGTGTTCTATTTGCCAGGTTCTTATGTGGTGCATTATCAACACCATCTTCCCCACCCTCAACTGGGTCAGTAGTTTCTAGCTGATAAACTCCATCATCCCATGTTACTGTTTCTGTTATATTAGCCATTGGCTACTCCTATTGTTCCATGTGTAATTTCATTGTCATAATGGTAAGTTCCATCCCTATTTGGCAGTTGCTTATAAACAACTGCAACTAAAATACATCTTTTTGGTGCATACTCTTTGATAAGTTCTCTAGCAAACTCTGCTTTTTGGATAGATACTGCTTTTGGTACATAGATAACATACTTGTACCAATCTTCATCACTGAAGTGATTAAACATACTGTCATATCTATAAGTTCCATCCCTATTTGTAAGTTTTAGACCCTCTTTTATATCTGCATAAAGCCCATTGGCTCTATCTGTAAAACCAACCAGGTCTAAAACTTCTTCTATAGCCCATACAGTTCCTTTTCTTTGGTGAAGCAGTATTGAAGCTTTGATAAGCTTTCTTTTTTCATCTTCACTTAGAAAGTCATTCCAAAAGTCAACCTTATAGCTATAAGCTAGGTAAGGTAGATACTTTTCTTCACATAGAAGTGGATTTGCTAATGTTCTAAAGGCTTCAGTTTCACCTACAAGTGTATCAACCACATTGGCAGCTACTAAATCAGAACTATGAAGTTTTTTATCTTCAAAGGACGGTATAAGTGATTGTGTTGCCACTGTTTATTCCTATCTGATATTCTGCACACTCTACATTTGCACTTGGTGAACTGATCACAACTTCTTTTACACCATCAACTTTTAAAAAGTCGTTGATTTCAGATAGTGTTATATCTGTACCTATCTTCTTCAAAGTTTTTAAACCAGCTTCCAAACTAGCTATGGCATTTGTATATACAGTTGCTGTTTCTTGGTTTGGAAGTATTTTTAGTGTTGCTACTATGTTAAAAGAAACTTCATTAGCAGTGTTTACCACTACTGTATCAGTAAGTGGTCTTACCTCTTTTGCATTTAGAGTTTCTTCCACTCTTGTTTGCATAAGTTCATCAGCTGCTGCACTGTAGTAGTACACATTCACTTTTCCACTACCACCATTTAGAACTGCTACATCCTCTATCCTTTCATCTGCATTGAAAGTAAAGCTTTTATATGTTTCTTCACTTCCAGCAGTTGATTTATCAGCCATAGATAAAAGTATCCTAGCTCTAAAGTCTTTATCACTTTCTACTTCACTACCATTGTCAAATACATCAGTAGCTTTTGCACCAACCACAAAAGGAAGTGGTGTAGTAATGGTTTCAGTTTTTATATCACTTTGAGATATTTCCAGCTGTAGTTCTACTGTTCCAGTAGCTTTAGTTGTACCAGCTGCTATAATCACATCTTCAAGTAGTATTGCTTCATAGCTGCTAGTTTCATCAGTAAGTACTAGGTTTACTGGAACTGTTACATCTTGACTTAATGCACTGCTTAGTTCAAATTCATAAGGCACATAAGGGTATGAGCCTTGCAGCCTTTCAACTCCATAAAATGCACCGATATTATCAAGGTCAACACCAGTAGCAGTAAGTAGAAAAAATGCTTTTGCTTGGTCATTAAAATATGCTCTCAGATAAAGCTCTCTATATGCAAATGCTTCTAAGATAATCTTAAATTCATCACTTTCAAGTGGTTGCCAATCAGGAACAAGTGTCTTAAACATAGTTTCATTTTGAGATAAAACATCTTCAAAATCTAGTGTTTGAAGTACGCTTGGTGTTGGTAAACTATCTATATTAATCATTTGTAACCTCTACTACTTCACTGCTTTTTAAAGTGATAACAAAAGTCACCACACCATTTACTGGATTGATATTAAAACCCACTTTTTCTACTTTTACCCTTGGTTCATTTTTGGCTATAGCTTCAAAGATATACCTGGTAGCTTTTAGCCTAAAATCATCATCAAACTTTCTATCTCTTAGTTCATAAAGCTTACTTCCATATTCAGGTCGCATAACTCTACTTCCCAGGGGAGTTTTTAAAATTCTGATAATGCTTTCAGCAATAGTTGATATACCAGCCATGCTATGCACCATTTGGTGGAGTTGTAATACCACCAGCACCATAATCATCACCAGCTGTTTGTGTATGGTCATGTGTATCATCTATGGATGTTCTATTATGAGTTACTGAACCACCATCAAAGTTGGTGTTATCTGCTTTTATAGATATGTTTTTAGCAACAATGTTGATGTTTCCCACACAATTTACAGTTAGCTCTTTACTTGATGTATCATATGAAAATGTAGTACCATCTTCATATTCAATCACTTCAGTAGTATTGTTTGCTAGTGTTGGTTCTTTTAACTGTTTGTTAAAAATACTTCTAAGTATAAAACCACTACTTGCTTCACCAAAAGGGCATATAACTACACACTGTTCACCAGGTCTAACTGGGATGAAGTGTTTTTTGAAACTATTTGATAAAGAAACTACTGGTAAAAAGTCTGTTTCTCTATCCATTACTTTTACCCTGGCAAGTGCTTTACCATCAGCCATTTTTGTTTGTGTAATAGTCCCAAAGTTCACCAGGTTGTCTATAAGCCTTTTTAGTTCAGCTAACATCTACTGTTCCCATCTTGAAGTTATATAATTCACTTCAAATTCAAGTCTTACACCACCATAGACTGTATCTCTATGTTCTACTAAAAATTCATTTCCACTATATGCACATTGATAGCCTAGTAAGTCTTCAACTTGACCAAAAGCTTTGATAACATCACTCGAAACTTCTCTCATATTCCAAGTGGCATTTTTACCATCTTTTACAGCTATATCTATTTCAATTTTAAGCTTATGTTCTAATACTTGACCATCAGCTGCATTATCTGCTGGATCTCTTACAATGATTGCTGGGTATTCATCTTTGTCTAGTGGTTTATCCAACCATTCAAAGACATTCTTCCCAGCTTCACTATAAAAGCCATTTGCACTAGATATAAATTTCATTTGGTCAACAATAGCTGTAACTATCTTTTGTCTTATCAAATTTTCACTAATCATTGTCTATCCAAGTACACTATAGTAGTTCCATCTTTTTGTTTTGGTGCTTGTATGACACCAAAAACTTCACCATCAATTTCTAAGATTGATTTATGACTGATTTGACTAGCTTTTGAAGTTTGAACTGTAAGTGATGGTACAGTTGTTTCTACACCCTCGTACTCACCTTTATCAAAAATCACATCTGTATTTTCATCAAAACATAGATAATCTAAATCTACTGTAGTACCATTGGTGGTATGCTTACACACACCACCAAACTCACTACAGTTTGATAAGTCAGCTTCAATCATTTCATCAAAATTCATAGTGGTTATTCTTCACCGTCTTCATTGTCAGCTTCATTGATAGCTTCAATGATTTGTGCCTTAGTCATGCTTTCATCTACTTCAACACCAATTCCATCTGCATAAGCTAACAACTCTGCTTTTTTCATCTGTTCGATAGGCACTGTAGTGTCTTCTTTT